CAGATAATTTGGAAGGTCTTGTAAAAATATCCTCAACCACCGTTTCTTCTGCGGTTGCGTCTGTTGACCTGACCGGTATGAGTTCAACATACGATTTTTATAAGTGTCATTTTACCCTGACCCCCGCCACAGATAACGTGAATGTTTTTGTAAGGTTCATAAATTCTAGTGGCAGCGCTATTTCTAGCTCTGAGTATGGACACGGACTAGTAAATGAAGGTGGCGGTTCTTTAGTGAACAGTAACTCAGCGAACACTATGGAGATAGGCTCTTCTGTTGGGTCTGCTTCAAATGAAAGCATGTGTGGGGTTTTGACGATTGGCCCTGCCAATTCCACCACACATCCCTGTTCTCTGTACGGACAGACAACATTTATTAACACCAGTGGAAACCATCAGGGTACGGTTGTAATGGGCAGCTTTAAGTCTGGCTCTTTCCAAGTCATCACCGGGTTACAATTCAAATGCAGCAGTGGAAATATTGAGGCAGGCACATTCACTCTTTATGGGGTGGTAAAATGAAAAAGTATTTAAACGAACAGTTAGTTGATATGACTGCTGATGAGATTGCAGCGCGTCAGGCAGAAGAAAAAGCGTGGGCAGATGGCACGGCTGAGCGGAACTTGTCTGCCCTTCGCAAAGAGCGTAACAATCGACTCGCTGAAACTGATTGGTGGGCCAGCAGCGATTTGACTATGACCACTGAGCAAACAACATATCGTCAAGCTCTGCGTGACATCACAGACAATGCCACCAGCCTCGATAATGTAAAGTGGCCGACAAAACCATGAGCAAGCCCACCGTCACATCGGTCAAAGCTGAACTCGACACCCATGAGGCGGTGTGCGCTGAACGCTGGAAGGAAACAATCCTGCGTATCAAGCGTATTGAGCATATTATGATTGGCACTGCTGGCACGACGATTGTTTTGTTGTTAGGAATTATTATTAATGAATGATCCATGTCTTTCTTTTGTTTGTTTTTGTTGGGCTAGGTGAGGATAAACGGCTCGTTAGTAATGATATGTATTTTCGCAGTGTTGATGACTGCGTGTACTTTGCACAGAGACTGCACAAACAGGGACAGAACATCACCGCTTACTGTCTGCCAAAAGTGGTAGACGAAAACACAAAGGTCTACTGATGGACCCAATATCAGCAATGGCAACTGCCTCTGCCGCCTTTTCAGCCCTCAAGAAGGGCTTTGCTATTGGGCGCGATTTAGAGTCAATGGCAGGAGATTTGTCCCGTTGGATGGGTGCGCTTTCTGACCTAGACCAGGCCGAAAAAGAGGCCAAGAACCCCCCCATATTCAAGAAACTGTTTGCCGGTCAAAGCGTAGAGCAAGAGGCCATCACTGCGTTTGCAAACAAGCAAAAAGCGGAACAGCAAAGATACGAGCTTAAACAATGGATTAGCCTCACGCTAGGCAGGTCCAAGTGGGAAGAACTGGTCAAAATGGAAGGCCAGATTCGCAAGCGTAGACAGGAAACCCTTTACAGACAGAGAGAGCGCCGTCGCAAGTTCGTAGAGATTGTCGCCTGGACGATCATGATTGGCGCAGGTATGGCCGTCCTTACATCCTTTGTCTTGCTTCTCAAGTCACACTCGGCCAAGGCCAATGATTGGGCGAATGACATGACTGTGTGTAGGCTTGTGAAATGTATGAAGATCAACAAAACGCAAGAGGCTTGCGTGTTCAGGGGTGCGCACAATACACAGGAAACGCTGTTCTTTGAGTATGGCGAGTGGAAGCCGCGTGAGTATTTGTGTCAGTGGAACCCAGATCAGCCGCCGCCACCCAATGTGTATGATGTATTAGAGGCCATCAAGGAGAGCCAGTGATGACGGTAGAAGATGTAGCAAGGAAGATGCTGGAGTTACGCATTTTACCGCGTTTTATGATGCTGATAATGACAGGTGTTTATGTGCGCTGTATTGAATGGGCGCTGTCGCAACCGGATTTGTCTACGCAACAAAGTGCGCTGATATCAGTGGTTACAGGTGCCATGACAGGTAGTCTGGCAGTCTGGCTGAACTCGGAGAAGCACTGATGTTACAAGCACTGATACCGGCTATCACAGAGCTTGCTGGTGGCTGGCTCAAAGGCAAGGCAGAGGAGAAGGCTGCACAGTCTAGGGTCAAGGTTGCCAAAGCAGAGGCTGAAGCAGAGGTGATGAAAGTTGCCGCCACACATGAAGCTGGCTGGGAAAAGATCATGGCTGAAGCCAGCAAGGATAGCTGGAAGGATGAAGCCTGGACGATTTTGTTCATAGTAATCATAGGCATGTGCTTCATCCCGCCCATGCAGCCGTATGTCAATCAGGGCTTTGCCGTGTTGGAATCCACCCCTGATTGGTTCCAGTGGGCCATGTATGCTAGTATCGCTGCGTCATTTGGTTTGAGAGGGATCAAGGGGCTGAAAAAATGAAGCGCAAGTTTCCAAAAGTTCCCAAGACAAAGGGCGGTGTGCCAAAAAAATATGTGCGCGGTGCCAAAAATCCTAAGAAGCGCGAAGAAGAAATCAAGCGCACGCGGCGTCTTTACAAACAAGGCAAACTCACCAAAGCTATGATGGATCGCATTAGCAGGGAGAGGAGTCGCGGATGAGCAAAGCAGCCGTCATCGCCAAATATTCCAAGTCTTCTGGCATATCCAAGTCAACTCTCAGTAAGGTGTACTCCAGGGGTTTGGGTGCATACTATTCCCAGGGCAGTAGACCCAAGGTTTCTGCGCATCAGTGGGCGGCCGGTCGTGTTCGTTCGTTTGCCACGGGCAAGGGCGGGGCGAGAAAGGCAGACGCCGACTTGCTGCGTAAAAAGAAAGGCAAGAAAGCATGATGAAGAAAGCCACAAAGGCAAAGGTGAAGACCGTTGCCAAGAAGCTGCGCGGTGCATCGAAGGCACACGCAGGACAAGCCAAGATGCTTGAGTCTTTGTTGAAAAAGCCAAAGCGTAAAAGGAGAACATGATGCCTGGTAAGAAACTGTCTCCCAAGCAAAAGAAACTTGCACAGGTTGCTGCGCCACGCAACAAGATCACTGGCGCTGACTTTGCCAAGCTGCGCAAGGGCAAGAAGAAGAAAGCAAGGGCATGAATTTAGAAGTGCTACGCGAACAGATTGCCAGCGACGAGGGGCGTGTAAACTCTTTGTATTTATGCTCTCTTGGGCACAAAACTTTGGGGATCGGACACCTTGTGACCCTGGACGACCCTGAATGGCCGTTGCCGGTTGGCACAGAGGTTAGTGACGACCGAATCAATGAGGCCTTTGATAGTGATATAGACGTTACGATTGATGACTGCCGGATAATATTCAAGGACTTTGACAACATGCCGGAAGAGATACAGCTTTGCTTGGCGAACATGGCGTTCCAGCTTGGTCGGCCTACTCTCAGCAAATTCAAAAAGTCTGTTGCGTTTGCAAACGAAGGCAACTGGTCAGCCTTGGCTGACGAAATACTCGATAGTCGCTGGGCAAAAGAACAAACCCCGCATCGTGCTTTGCGCATCAGTGATAGGATTCGGGCAGTCGCAGATGGTAGCTAAAAGGTTTCAAAATCCCAAAGGTGGCTTAAACCAGAAGGGCAGGGACTTTTTCAAAAGAACCACAGGTGCAAACTTGAAGCGCCCTGTAAAGAGTGGGGACAACCCACGCAGGGCTAGTTTTCTAGCACGCATGGGCAATGCAAAGGGGCCAGAACGAGATGCGAAGGGCAAACCTACCAGGCTTCTGCTTTCTCTCAGGGCATGGGGTGCAAGCAGCAAGGCTGACGCTAGGAAGAAGGCGGCAGCAATATCCAAACGCAACAAAGCCAAGAAGGGAAAAGCATAATGCCAGGACACTATGGAAAGATGAAACCAGGCGGCGGCATGAAGAAGAAGAGTGCCAAGGCCAAGAAGCAAGCAGCTACAGCTATAGCGATGAAGAAGGCTGGCAAAAAGCCAAAGCGTAGGATGTGATTACTTAGTCTTGCTGGTGTAGCACGCCCAGCAGATATCCTCGCCAGAGGCAAGTGACACCCAATCATCATGGGTATAGTCACAAGCCTTCTGACATCGGGCGCAGTTAAATGGAAGGCTCCTCCTCCGTGTCTTCTGTTTGCTGCGCTTCTTCATTTCTCTTCATAT